CTAGGGTTTAGTTGAATTTAATGCTAGGTGCTTTATTGCCAATATTGATGGTGGCTGTGCTAAACGGGGACTCCATAATGGTTTGCATAGCCTCCTCAATACTACTCACTCCCCAATATTCTTTTTTGTTATCTTGGTCAGTCACAACAAACGGAGCTAAGTTGAATATAGCGTGCGCCTGGTTTAGTTCTTCCATTGATTTCTTTAGGTTACTCATATGTTTTTGGGTTGGTTGGTTGGATACTTCGAGAAATTCGGAGGCTAGATCTTCGATCAGATCCCAGATGCCGTGTGGCTCCCACTCTTCAAATGGTTTCCACCTGTTGTCTCGGATGAAGTCCGTCACTTCTTGCTCGTCTAGCTCGAAAAAGTCCGATGGTAGCTCTTCGGTTAGGTAGAATTTTGATGCGGTTATGTATGCTTCTGTTTTATTCATTTTTACGTGTGGTTAATTGGCGAGGTATTTCCATTTTGGAAACAGCTCGCTTGTAGGTTAGATTTTCTCAATCAAGAATGCCATTATTGACAAAACTAGTGCGATTGCAAGACCTAGTTTGAAGTTTTTCGCTATTGCAACCTCTTGACTGGTAAGCACTTCCTCGCTCGGCTCTTCTAAAGGCACAATCAGTGCCTCGTAGGACTGGCTTTCAGCGTCACGCATGGTGAGCGTAGGGTTAGCCCTAATGACTGCCTTGGCTTCCTCAATGGTCAATGCGTTTTCGTTTACCCGCTCTAATCCGAACGGCGTGTTTTTATAGATGTGTAGCTTCATGTTATTGATCTTTTGAAGTTAGGGTTTCATTGTTAGCCTTCCTTACTCTATCGCAAGCCTTTTTAATCCATTTCGGCTCGCTGTCTTTTTCATCAAATCGACTGATCTCATAAACAATCGAGTCGTCAAGGGTTGCAAAGTCTTTAACGCTTAAAGTGCCAGCGTTAAAGTGGCGTTCAATGCGCTTTTCTAGTACGTACAGCTCGGACAATCCCGCCTTGCTTACTTTCTCTTTAAAGTGCCTGGCCGTTTCGTTTTGTATTTGTTTTTCTGTTTTCATTTTATCCTTTCTTATGTGTTACTTATTTGCACGTTTTTTGATTATCCTAAAGCAAGGGCATATATCAGTCCCAAATGTTTCAGCAAACCAAATTGCGCGGTTGAGTTTTAATTGTAAACTTTTCTTATTTTTTCTTATTCTTTTCATTTTGTTATTGGTCTTTTTATGTTTAATGCCGCTCAATGAGACATAAATGCCCCTTAATGGCGTTTTTATTGCTTGCTAGTGCTAGGCATAGCCTTTCACCCGAAAGCCCCGTAGCGGTTAAACTACGGGGCAAGGGCTAAGGTTAGGGTTTAGGTTAGCAAAAGACTTGCAGTGCGCTTTTTACGCCCGATTTATTCGCGCCCGCTTCCATTAGCGCAACAGCGTAAATTTCAGCGTGTTTTCTATTTCCTTTGCTTAATACAGAAAGCAATTGCCCGTATTTTCCGTAGTGGTTTTGCGTAGTTTTAACGCTCTTCTCAATTGCCTTGACTGTTTCTAGGAAGTCATTCGCTAGATCCGCAATTAGTTCTTTTTGTTTTTCGTTTAGTTTCATCGTTCTTTTGGTTTGTGGTTTGCTTGCGCTTGAATGCGCTTTAAAGGCGTTTTAATCGATTGCAAGGGTTGCCTATGGTCTTGCACCCGAAAGCCCCGTAGCGGCTAAACTACGGGGCAAGTGGTTTGAGGGTTATTCCTTCTTATAAAAGATCATATAAAGGTTTGATCGTTCCTGGCGGTTATTAACTTGCTTAAAGCCTTGAGCCTTTAGGCTTTCAACCTCTTGCGCGTTTTCTTCGCTGAATGTTAAGCCATAAAGTTTAACTTCTTTAAAGGTTTCCATACTATCGACCCCACCTTTCTTTAATTGAGACCCATACAATGGCTTGCAACTCATAACCCTTCAAACCGCTTTCCTTTGCAATTTGCGCGGTTATGGCTTCAATCCTTCGATACTGCTTTGCTGTTACAGTTTCGACTGTTTCGGTAATGCCTTCGCTAGGTTTAACCAAACAAGCGCGGATATGCCATTTATCAATTGTAATGTGATTAGGTGACAACAAGCCTACATTCATCGCAAAAGCATGCGTTTTGGGCGCACTTGACGCAATGCGTTCACCTTCATTCAACGCCCTAAAGGCTTTCAGCTTGTTAGGCGTATATGTGCATACCTTTACCGATTCAGCTCCCAAGCCACTTTTCCAAGCTATAATAACCGCCCTTGCGTCGATCTTATTGCGCTCCCATTTGTTATTCGGTGAAAGCATCGAAACAACGCTCGCGCAAATGTAAGCTGGCAAATCAAACTCATTTGCCAGTGAATTGCAAAACGCTTGCGCGTCTTTATACCATTCCAACCCGATCTGCTTGTTTTCATTGCTTGCGCCTTTAATCCAGGCTCGAAGGCTTGCCTTTATTTGCGCGTCGCTTGCGTTTGATACTGATAGTTTCTTTTTATTTTTTTTCATATTTTATCTGTTTATGTGTTTAACTGTTTTCGTCAATGAATTGAGGGTTTGCTTTATACCATGCTTTTAACATTGCGCCGCCATAGCTTGTGGCATCTGAATTGACCCAAGAACGCGCTTTTATCGGATATTTTTTTGCATCTATTTTTTCTGTTTTCTTTTTTTCGTTTTTCATGTTGGTTGGTTGGTTTGTGGTTTGCTTGCGCCAAGCTTTGGCACGCCAAAGCCCGCGCAATCAATTAAGAAGGGCGGGCGCAAGGTTTAGGTTTATTCGCGCAACTATGGGAGCATAAAGAAGGATGCTGATTTGCCTATAATTTTAACAGCCTCACTTGGCGAAAGTTGGAAGTTTTGAAGCTTTTCATCGACGTTAGAGCAAAGCGTTGCAAGCGTACTTAGCTCGCTATACTCACCGCACCTCGAGCCTTTTATCCACTCAATTAATACGGCCTTATCAGCGAGATAATCATTAAGGAAGGAAACTTTAAAGAGTTCTGTTTTGAATGCATTCATATTTATTCGTTTTGTTTGTGGTTTAGTTTATGCGGGTATTCCGTAAAAGAACATTAAGCCAACCGCCGCGCCCATTGCAATGGCAAGTATTAAGTTTTTAATGTTTTCTTTTGTTTTGTTTTTCATTTTGGTGTTGGTTGGTTGGTATTAAGAATTAGCTTGGATTTCAACGAGGCGGTCAAGTACTTCGTACTCCAACTGCTCCCAGATTTTGACGTACTCGCCGATGGCATCGAATGGCACTTGGTAGCCCGCTTGAATCTGCTCGGCTTGTACCGATTGAATCCACTGGTCAGCGCCTTCGTTAGGTGTTACACGACCGAATGAAACCAGCTCGGCGAGGGTGTGACCTGTCCAGTTTGTGCGTTCAAGTATTTCGTTTACTGTTGGTAATTTAATATTCATATTATTTGTGGTTGGTTGGTATTAGTTATAGTTAATAGTGAGACCCTATCAGTGCAGCTAAATCGAAGAGCGTCAAGTTTTCTTTTTATTTTCTTTGAAGGTCAATGAGTGAATGGATTGCCTGGATCGATTAAGTGGATTGAATGGATTGAATAAGTGGACTGAATAAGTGGATCGAATGCATCGAACCAGGCCACAAACAAATAAGAGTAACGCGCGAGTAACTATAGCGTGTGCGCGTGCGCATCATCGGAGGGGAGGAGGGGGTCAGCGATTTGCGCCGCGCTCTCGCGTTATAATACATATACAGCCCTACAAAAAATAGAAATGAGATTCCCGACTTACAGAGTATTCAGAGTAATAGGGGCTTGCCAACGTCGCTCCGCTCCTAAGCCCCCCAGACTCACCTATGGTTCGATTATAACATACGTGTCAAGCTTGTCAAGCCTTTTTTGGGGTGTTTTTAGGGGTGATATTACGTAAGGTGTTGATGTGTAGTGGATAAACTATTTTCAACTATTTTTTTATGGGGTGTTAGATTGGGGGGTTGACAGGTATGTTATAATAATGAAAACCACACCACGTGTTTTTAAAAAAATGGATCGTCTCGGATTATTTCGATGCGATCTTTTTTGTGGGGGGGTTGACAGGTATGTTATGATGTAGTCATGTCAACTAAAGGATCAGAGCCAAGAACATTAAACAGGAACGCTGCTAAGTATCGTAGCAATTTTGATGGGATTAAGAAGGACACACGTAAGGCTTCGGACAAGCGTGAGGTTCCTGCTAGTGATTTGCCTACGGGCATTCGTTCACGGACAATCTACGGGGGTAGTAAGTAATGGAGGATGAGGATGATCCAGTTGATAAGCTAAAGGCTTTCATGGCGGAGCATTCTATAAACTATGCCTTTGCCATATTGGACGAGGATGGGGACTTGCGGTATGATTATAGTAACTGGCGTGTGGGCAAGATGTTGTTTGCTGACAGTCTCATAGATATGGCAGAGGAGATGATAATTGATGAAGCCATAGCTTGGAACGAAACAGAGGGGGATGATGACGATGAGTGAAGAATTAAGACTAGAAACTAAAGACTTCATTACCAAGAAGCTAAGAGACGCACAGGAAGCTACTGGTCAAAACAAGGCTTGGTGCTTGCGTGAGCCTAAGAAGTGGGCGCTGGTGGCACAGCACATTATTCAGAAGCCAAATGGGGTGAGTGAGTTCTTGCGTAACAACAAGATTACCCGCAACTTCTACTATGATGTACAGACAGAGCTGTTAGCAGATCCAGAGTCTTCGGAGATACGTAATGCTTGGGCATCTGAGATATCCTCCGTTTTGTTCCAAGGGCTAGACACATACCGAAAAGCTCAAGACAAGTACACGGATAGGGTTGAGAGTGGGGACATTGAGATTGACGGCAACGAGCTATTCAAGCAGGGTAAAAGCTTGCAAGCGTTCAACGACATTCACAGTAAGTTGACGGGCAACAACATTCAGCGACACGTAGTCGAGCATAAGACTACACTAGACGAGGCAGAGGAATACGCTCGTAAGATGCTAGAGGGCATAAAGGAAGTAGAGATTGTAGACTAGCATGAAATTTACTACGCATCCAATTCTCAAGGGTCCGACCCCCGAAGAGATTAAGAAGCTGTGCTTTAATAAGGATGGTTCTTCTAAGCCAGAAGGATTGAAGGCTCTCGTTGAAATACATCGTCAGCACGAGGATGCCGTAGCTAATGCTGATGCTGACCCATTGAACTTTGGCGTTTCGCTAGAAAGCTGGTCATATGCTGATGATATGCTAGACAAATACGATACGCTGATGATATTCGGAGGCAATCGTAGCTCAAAGACTGAGTATGGAGCTAGGAGCGTCGTGAAGGCTGCTTTGGAGAATCCAAAGTCTATTATCGTATGCTTTGCACAGGACGCTGACGCGTCCATTAGAACGCAACAGGCGGCGGTCTACAGGTATCTTCCGCCAGAGTTTAAGGTAAAGACTAAAGGTGTGCTGGAGTATTTGAACTACACAGTAAAGAACGGCTTTACAGGGCAGTCATTCATCCTACCTAATGGCTCACAGGTACTGTTCCATACATACAGCCAGTTCATTGCTAACAGGAGTAAGTTTGAGGGTCTTGAGCTAGGCTCTAAGACACCAGAATGGCACAACATCGGTCTGTGGCCAGACGAGTATCTCGAAGACGGAGACCTAATCCGCACCATGCGCTTCCGTTTAGCTACACGGGATGCCAAGATGTTATTGACGTTTACACCTATTGACGGCTACACGCCATTCGTAGCAGAGTTTTTAAAGGGAGCAGAGACAAGGAAAACACGCAAAGCACCATTGCTAGATGGCGAAGAGGTTCCAGTGACGCAATATAGCCCAGAGAAGGACGCAGGTATAGTATACTTCCACTCTGAGTTCAATCCGTTCGGCGGATATGAGCGTATTGCTAAGGAACTGAAGCACAGTACTAGAGACGAGATCCTTACTCGTGCGTATGGTGTTCCAGTCAAGAGTATGACATCTCTGTTCCCTCTATTTAGCCAGAATGTCCATGTGCTTTCAGATGATGATTTTCCAGACCTGTCGAACAAGAAGGAGTACACGTGCTACCAAGTGGTTGACCCTGCTGGCGCTCGTAACTACACAAGCCTATGGGCAGGTGTAACAGGCGTAGGATCAGATACAGAGATTTACATCCGCAGGGAGTGGCCAGATCGTAAGACCTACGGACCTTGGGCTGAGTTTGGTGACCCATACTGGAAGTTTGGACCAGCATCTAAGAAGCTAGGCTACGATGTTGTCGGATATTGTGAGCTTTTTTCCGACATTGAAGAGGAACTAGGCATCCATCCATTTGAGCGCATTGGTGACTCTCGCTTCTTTGCCAATGAGAATGCAGACAATACTGACTTATTTGACCAGTTTTCTGCCCACGACTTTCACTATGTGCCGTCTATGGGTTCACAGGAGGAGCAGGGACTCACAGCTATTGATGATTGGTTCTACTACAACGTAAACTTGCCAGTAGACGCAGCTAACAAACCACGAGTATTTATCCATGAAGATTGTGGTAATCTAATCTATGCCATTGTAAATTATGGCGCACAAAAAAAGAAAGACGAAGCACTGAAGGATTTCATTGATTGCCTTCGCTATTTGAGAACAGCAAACTTTGGACATGGACCAGAGCATTACCCTGATGGCAAGCTTAAATGCTTGGTCAGTTCGGGGGGATATTAATCGTGACACTCACATAAACTAACATATTATGACAGAAACAGAACATGAAACCTGCAAGTCTATAGCAGAGCAATTGGGCGGAACATACACAGCAATGCGTATTGGAAAGCTTCGTGCAGCAGTATGTACGGAAGAAGACGTGGATGGCAAATACATCCTTCCTAGTGGTGTCCTTAAAATTATGGAACAAATTAAAGGTGAAATTGATGTTATTGAAACAGCATCACCAGCAGTTGTTACTGTTAGAGTGTTACATCAACAGACTGGAAACCCCAGATTTATATTTGCTGAAGACCTTGAAACTAAAAAGAAGGTTGTAGTTTCAGTACCAAAACGCCACAAAAATATTGTTAATCAAAATGGCAAGCGATTGAAAGTAAACAAAGGAGAGTTAGATGGACAAAAATTCTACAGATATCCAGTTAGATAAATCATTTCTAACTAATAACGCAGCATATTGGATAGAAATTGATAGGCGAGTTAATAATCAAGAAATTAGTGACGAAGACCTTGAGGATTCTCTGGGATATGGAGATGAGACAATAATAAGAATACTTAGTGAAGCAAGAAACAAGACTGGGAGGTAATATGATACAATGACGGCAATGGCTATAAATAGAAATCAAGACAGCGACGAGGCAGAAGTTTATTTTGACGAGTTTGACTATGATCAGTTTAAACAAACTTTTGACGAGGACGTTGACAGTCTTGCTGATTTCATTAAACGATGCAGCGACTCTGCTGATATTCGCCATTGCCAATGGGCTGGAAAAACAAGTGATTTAAAGAAGTCTGGTGAAACAGCATTTCCATTTCAAAACTCAAGCGATACAGAGGTTCACTTAGCTGAATATCATATTGCTTCTCAAGTATCAATCAATGAGAACGCACTTCGCAAGTCTTCAATTCGCGCTTATCCTAGAAACATACAAGATGTAGCACGTTCTATAGAGGTTACTGCATTCATGAAATGGCTTCGTGACGCTGGAATTAAAGACTTCTGGCAGCAAATGGAAAAGGCGGATAATTACGCACAAGAAAAATCTTTGCGAGTCGCATACTGCGACTATAAGTCTCCAACTAAGCGTTCATACGAAAAAATCTTCGATTTAGAAGAAATTCAAAAAAGTTTTCCAGAGCAAGCAGCAGATTATATTGAGATCCTAGCCGACGAAGATCGCGTAGAGGAAGCACTGGAAGTATTTAATTCAATTCCAGGTTGGGAGATCAATGAAAAGCGAGTACGTAAAGCTTTAAAAGAACTACGCAAATACGGAACTGCAAAAATTCCAGTAACAGCAGAGGATCAAGGTGAACCAATCGTTCAAGTCCTTGCTCCAGATGAAGAGTTTTTTGCACCATCCTATACAACAAATTTCTGCGACGCAGTTCGCTGTCATATTCGTAAGCCAATGACATCCCAAGAGATTCTAAGTCGCGTAAGCGCCGAGGAATGGGACAAAGATTGGGCAGAATGGGCAATAGAGAATGAGCGTGGCACACTTAACGCATTCCGTACAAGCAGCACAATACCAAATCCTCGACAGCCGACTTCCTTAGATGAAGACCGCGACTTGATTGATGTTGTCTTTACGTTTGAACGTTTAATTGACCGAGACGACTTGGCGGAGGGTATTTACCTCACAGTCTGGAGTCCCGAGTTTGGTGATAGCGATGGGCAAGTCCCTCCATTCGCCAAGCGCACGCTACTTAGTGGCTTGCGCCAATTACCCTTTGTCGTGCAGTCTCGTAGTTACGATGCACGCACATTATACAGCGCACCGACTGTTCCTGAGCTGCTGAAGGCAAGCCAGAAGAACCAAAAGGTTCTCAGAGACGCAAACATGGATAACTCAGCTTACGAGGTGAGTCCTTCATTGCTTGCGCCGCCAACGTGGGATCATGGTCGTCCAGGACCAGGTGGCGTATATGCTACCCGAACTGGTCAAGCACCTTCATATCTACAACGTAACACGAACTTCGGCGCTGTATTTAATTTAGAAAAAGAAATTGTATCTGAGGCAGATCGATTGATTGGGCATGACCCACAAGATCCAACTTCAATTCAAATGCAAACTGCTTCTATCAATCGTCATCTAAGCTTTGCTCAAGATGTGTTGAAATTAACATACGAAATGTATAAGCTCAAGGGTCCAGAAGAATTATTTTTCCGCATAACTGGTCGACCAGAACCCATTCAATTTGTTAAGGATTCTGAAGAAACAGAGATGGATATTAGTGTAAGCTTTAATACATTGTATGATGATCCAGAAAAAATGGAAAAAATGTCACGCACTATTATTCAAGCAGCACAACTAGATACATCTGGTCGTGTAAACAATGAAGCTGTTGTAGACTTTTTACTTTCGATGGCTGACCCAATGGCTGCTGAAACTATTTTGTTACCAGCAGAAGTTGGCACTGACAAAATTAAGAACGAAACACTATCTGATATTGCTCAAATGTCTGCTGGTATTGCTCGCGCACCTGCCCCAAATGCTGCTGAACTACGTATGCAAGTCGTCGTGGAGTATGAGGGAGAGCAACAACAAATTCAACAGTCTGGACAAGTTGAATCTATTTTGTTTAGCAATCCTCAATTTATGTTCCTTCTTGGAGAATACAAGAAACAGCTTGAGATGGCAATTGCACAAAAGAAGAACGGCACTGAGTTTGGTATCTACGGAACCGAAGCAGCAAGTGTTGGCAATATGGAAACCCAGAACTTAGAATCAAACGCATAATCGTGAACTTTACTGAATTTAAAAAACATCTTAACGATAATCCAGACGTTGGT